GCCGGGCGCGGTTGCAGATACTCGACACCGTGCGCTCACCCTCCGGCGGACGCTCGAGGATGAGCGGTCCACGGGCAGCCATCTCGTCCTGCGCGGCGTGGAGCTGCCGGAGCTCGGCCTGGTTGAGCTGATGGTGCTGGAGCTTGCCGTAGCCGACACCGGAGTAGAGCGCGTCGATACGGGTCTGGAACTCCTTCGTCGGCATCTCCAGGGACGCGATGTAGGGGATGTACGGCCCGCCGTCCTGCTTGTGGACCGCGATCGCGGACTGGATCAGCGCGAAGGACTTGCCCGTCTTCGTGTACGCGCCGACGATCGCCACCTCACTGGGCAGGATGCCGCCGATGAAGTCGTCCACCTCCGGCAGCCCGATCGGGGCACCGGCCACCCGCGGACGGCTCGCGTCCTCGAGGTACTCCCGCCGCCGCTCCTGGACGTTGAGCGCCATGTCCACGCGGTCGGCCCGCGGAGCGGTGAGCTCCTTCGCCTTCCACGACTCCTCGGCGAGCATCGCCAGCGCGGCCCCAGGATCGTCGGAGACGACCTCCGCGGCCTCGTACATGATCTGCTGCACCCGGCCGGTCTGGAAGGTCTTCCGGAGCTGCTGGATCAACCAGGGCAGCGCCTCGACGCTACCCCGGAGCTCGTAGCGGTCCCGCTCGAACTCGGTCTCGATGACCTGTCGGGTGGGCGCGGCCTCCATCCCGGTGCTCATCCAGTAGTCGATGATGAACCGGTAGACCTGCTGATTGAGCGGATCGGAGAACAGCTCGAACCGAATGCCCTTGTCCCAGCACTCGCGGACGGCCTTCGCTTCGGTCAGTTTCCCCAGCAGTGCAGCTTCGATGTCGACGAGCATCTCTTCCCCTCAGAAGATCGGTCGGAACTCCCCGGCCTTGATCTCCCGGATCATGCGATCGTTCGCTTGTGGTCGGAAGTCGGTACCCGTCGCCTCGTGCGTGATGGACTTCTCCCGGAGGAGCGACAGGATGGCTCCACCATAACCCTCGGAGAGCTCCCGCTTGGTGAAGTTCGTCGTGATGAGCGTCGGCCGTCCGTCGGAGTGTCGACGGCGCAGTACGTCGTCGAAGGTGGACTCGGCGAGATTGTTCTTCCGACGCATCTCCTTCCCGAGGTCGTCGAGCAGGAGCACCTGGGAGTAGACGACCTTCTCCTGGAAGAATCGGCGGTCCTCGTCCGAGCGCCAGCCCGCGGTGAACATCTCGATCATGCTCGCGAAGGTCGTGGCGTAGCAGGAGTATCCGAGCTTGACGAGGTCCTTCAGGAGCATCATCGACGCGAACGTCTTCCCGGTGCCGAAGGTGCCCGAGATGAGCAGCCCGACACCGCGGTTGACGAAGTTCGAGTGCCCGTCGAGATACAGGTCGACGACGGCCTTCAGTTCGGGGTCGCCCTCGAAGTCGTCCCAGCTCATCCGCTGGTAGTCGACGCCGATGCCGGACAGCAGATAGTGCTTGTGGAGCTGGAGCTGAGCCGGGCAGTCGCAGGGCCGCTCCTCGCCCTTCCAGAAGTAGTGGCCCACCTTGTCGCAGGTCGGGCAGTAGGTGTCCGGCGACCGACCCAGGTCGGGGTGGTCCCGGTACAGACGCTCGGCGACGTCGTCGTCGAGGTACCTCGTCTCGATCGGTTGCAGATTACGAGCCATCGCCCGGCCTCCAGGTAGTCAAGTGCTGCTTCAGGTTCGCGATCGCGAACGATACGTTCTGCGGGTAGGACCACGCCCAGAGACAGACCGACACCTCACCGGTCGGCTTGTGCGTGACCCTCGCCCCGTTACCACTGATCTGCTCGACCAAGAGGTCGTTCGAGTCCCACACCTCGGCGAGGAAGTGGGGGACTACTTCAACAGGTCGCTCGAACTCTTCCATCCGGATTCCACCTCTTCACGGCTGGCATCCCAGTCCGCTTCGGTCTTCTCTCGCTCCTGTACCGCGAGCCAGAGCTTGTCCGTCCACCAGGTCATCGACTTGGCGAACTGCGCCGGGGTGATACGTTCCCCGTCCTTGACGCCGCCCAGCACGAGCATCGCGTGCTGGACTATCTTGCCTGCCTTGCCGTTCGGATAGCGATCCTTGAACGCCTGCATGGTCTTCCGACTCGCGTGCTCGTGCACCGGCATGTCGAATCCGAAGGCGGCGTGATACTTCCGCATGTAGGTCACCAGTTCCGAGGCCATCATCTCCTCGACGTCGGTGTCCATGAACTTCTCAATAGGATCACGCTCTTTCATCTCATCCCCTCGGATGTGGTCGGTAGGTTACTCGGTCTTGGTGAGCTCCTTGTTCACGATGCGCGTGAACAGCTCGGCGTACTGCCGGACTCGGCGCTGGAAGTCCGGACCGTAGTCCTTCAGTGCCTTACCGGTCTCGGTGATGACGGTGATCGACTCGATCCGCACGATCACGGGGTTGCCGTTCGAGGACAGGGTCATCTGCACCCAGCCCTCGTCCATCCCGGTGACGAAGCCCCGGTTCACCTCCGCAGAAGTGCCGATCTCCATCTCCCGCTCCTTCGATACGCGGCTCGCGATGAACCTCTGGAGAAGCTGGTTGTTGCCGGGGAGCTGGACCGTGATGTCAGTCATCGAGTTCTCTCACTTCCATAGTCGATTCCAGAAGAATCGAAGCCAGTTCCTCGAGGTCCTCCTTCTGGTACGCCAGGGGAACCACGACCCGAATGACGTTACCGCTCCCACCCAGCAGTGCGCCGTTGACACGGCACCGATTCCGGACATCCGTTGCGAACTTGACACTCCGGCACACGAGCCCGCGGAGCAGTCCGATCCCGGTCAACTCGAGATAGTCGTTCGGGAACTGCTTCACGAGCTGCTCGAGTTCGTGCTCGATCTTCTCGGCGAGGTAGACGTAGTCGCCGCGTTCGAGAGCCTTGTTCACCCCGTGGTAGGTCATCCGGCCCGCGGCGAAGGCGAGAGAGTTGCCCGCGAAGGCACCCCTACGGCCCTGTAACTTCGCCGAGGAGACCAGAGCGGTGCCAGCGACAGCCCCGAGTGGCAGACCGCCGCCCAGCGCCCCACCCAGGACGATGTAGTCGGCGTAGTCGGGGAACCGGAACAGATCGCCGTTCCAGCCGAACGAGGGCACCGAGGCATCCCAGATGATCAGCGCACCCCGCTCGTGCTCCTCCCACACCTCACGGAGCTTCTCGTCCGGCAGCACCTCGAAGGTGTCCGGGTCGATCGGGTAGACGAAGAGGGACTCGGCATCCAGGCTGGAGCGCACCCCGAAGGGCAGATTCCGGCGGTTCACGAACCGGACCTTGCCGCCCACCATGTCGACGGCAGCACGGATCGCGTCGTTCTCCGACTCGGTGAAGAGGAACCGGGTCCCCTCGGTGAAGTGGCGCTCCAGCCAGTGGAGGTACTCCATCTGCTCGCCGTGCGCGTATTCACCCCAGCCACCCGTGGAGAAGAACGTCTTGCTCGCGTCCCCGATGCTCGAGGTGGTGCCGGGGAAACTGTGGCCCAGAGGCAGGGTGGCGTTACCCGCGACGAAGTCGAGATAGGGCATCTCCTCGTCGTCGAAGAGGTACTTCATCAGCCCGTGCACGAAGAGCGGTCGGTCCTTGCGCTCCGGGTAGACCCGCTCCTGCTCGGTCTCGCGCCACGACTTGCGACGCTCCTGCTGCACCTTGTGCAGTCCGTCGGCCTCGGTCACCACATGCCCTCTTTCTTCACGGACTCGACGAGGGAGTTCATCTTCCACTTCTCCAGGTCGCGCAGGATCGCCCAGTCGTCGGGCGGCTCGACGGCGTAGTGGTAGAGCTCGCCGGGCAGCTTCCCGACGCGGCCGTTGAGCATGATCAGCTCGTAGTTCTCGGCCACCTGCCGCTCGAACCCGCGGGTCTTCTCCTCGTACCGCAGCACGAGCGCGAGATTGCCGTACTGGTTGATCCACTTCGCGGCCGTCTTCGGGCCGACCTTCGGGATGCCCGCGATGTTGTCTCCGGTGTCACCGGTGAGCGCCCACACCTCGGGGAGCTGGTGCGGCCGGACCCCGTACTTCTCGACGACCTCGGGGTCGCTGTAGTACCTACCGGCCATGCCACCGCGGTTCGCCAGCGCCCGGATACCGGTCGCCCCGGCGGTGCGCTTCTCGCCCGGCCGGAACACGCGCACCCGCTCGCCGACGAGCTGGAGGAGGTCGTGGTCCGAGGAGACGATCGTGGTGTCGACGGTGGGCCAGCGCTTCACGGCCGTCGCGATCAGGTCGTCGGCCTCGACGCCCTGCTGCGATACGTGCCGGATACCGCACGAGGTGAGGAAGTTCCGGAAGGTCTCGATCTGCTCCGGAATGTCACGTGACGGATCGGCGGTCGGCACGGCCTTCACGGCGGCGTACTTGCGGTGGCCCTTGTACTCGGGGCGGAGCGCGGTGCGGAACTCGCTCTTGCCCTTGTCGAAACACCAGATCGAGTGACTCGGCTTGATCTCGCGCATGTACGTCCGGAGCGCGTTGATCGAGCCGTAGATGCCACCGGTGGC